GTGCAGGAGCTCATCCTCTCCCGCGACCGCGCCTTTACCTACTCCATCGACAAGGGCAACGCCGCCCAGCAGTTCAACGTGAAGCAGGCCAACCTCTCCCTCAAGCGTCAGATGGACGAGGTGGTCACCCCCGAGATCGATATGTACCGCATCTCCAAGTGGGTGGAGGGCGCCGGCACCACCGTGAACGACGGCGCCATCACCAAGACCAACGTGCTGGAGAAGATCTTCACCGGCTCCTCCGCCATGAGCAACCTCCTCGTCCCCCGCATGGGCCGCACCCTGTTCATCAAGGAGTCGGTCTACCTCCACGCCAAGCTGGCCGATCAGGTGGTGGGCGTGGACAAGCTGGGCGAGAAGGCCCTCGCCAACGGCAGCGTGGGCAAGCTGGACGGCATGAACGTGGTTCCCGTCCCCGACAGCTACTTCCCCGAGGGAGTCAACTTCTTCATCAAGTACAAGAGCGCCACCGTTGACCCCGTCCAGCTCAAGACCTTCCACGTGCTCAAGGAGCAGCGCGGCGTGGACGGCGACGTGGTGGAGGGCCGCCTCATCTACGACTCCTTCGTGCTGGACTCCAAGAAGAACGGCATCTACGTCTCCTCCGCCTCCTGAAGCGGCGGAAAGGAGTGATTCGCCATGGCTGTCACACCCAGAGAGGTCTTTGAACTGACCGTCGCTCTGATGGACGAGCTGTCCTGGCCCGCCGGTGAGGCCGACGTGGCTGAAAACAGGGACTTCAAGGCCCGCGTTCTCCCCCTTCTCAACCTTCTTCAGGGAGAATGTGTCCCCTTCTGCGAGGGATACGCCCTCGCCGACGGGGGCAGACGGCCCGCCTGCCCTCCCGTCACCGACTTTGAGGCCCCCATCCCCGGACTGGACGACACCATGTGCCGCACCGTCCTTCCCTACGGCCTCGCGGCCCACCTGCTGCTGGAGGAGAACCCCTCCGCCGCCGCCTTCTTCCAGCAGAAGTACTCGGAAAACCGCGCCCTGATGCGCGCCCTCCTCCCCGTCACCCCCGGCGGGGTGGAGGACGTGTACGGCGGAGTGGAGCACAGCTCCTTCGGGAGGTGGTAACATGGCCTCCATCTCCCAGAACGGCGGCGGGAACCTCTTCCGCATCAAGAGCTTTCTCGGCCTCAACCAGTCCGACGACGGTGAGGCCGACCTGAAGGCGGGAGAGGCCGCCGTCATGCGCAACTTCCGGGTCACCCGGGAGGGCAACCTGCAGATCAGACCGGGCTATGCCCCCCGCCACAAGCTGGGCGAGGGGGAAGTGCGCGCCCTGTGGTCCGGCTTTGTGGGGGGAGAACAGGTTCTCCTCGCCCTGTGCGGCGGCTCCCTCTGGCGGGCAGAGGGGGAGGAGGCCGTCCTCTGCGGCAGTGTGGGGGAGGATTCCCCCGGCCACATCTTCGGCTTCGGCGGCAAGGCCTACCTGCTCACCGGCGGGGAGTATTACGTGTGGGACGGCGCCGCCCTCGCCCCCGTGGAGGGATACATCCCCCTCGTTTCCGTGGCTGCTCCGCCCGAGGGGGGCGGAACCCTGCTGGAGGGGGTCAACAGGCTCACGGGCAAGCGCCGCCAGCGCTTCTCCCCCGACGGTACCGCCACCCTTTTCACCCTCGCCGAGGATCATCTCACCGCCGTGCTCGCGGTGGAGCGCAGCGACGGCGGGGAGGTGCCGGACTGGACGGCGGACCCGGAAAAGGGGACGGTGACCTTCGATTCCGCCCCCGCCGTCGGCACCGACTGCCTCACCGTCACCTATGACACCGGGACGGACGACCGGAAAACCGTGGCGGACATGGCCTTCGCCGAGGTGTACGGCGGCGTTACCGACAGCCGGGTCTTCCTCAGCGGCGACGGCTCCAACATCGCCCTCTACTCCGAGCCCGACGGAAACGGCCTGCCCAGCGCCGAGTATTTCCCCAGCCTCAATCTCATCACCGCCGGTGAGGCCAATACCCCCATCACCGGCCTGATCCGCCACTTCAGCAGACTCATCGTCTTCAAGCGGGACGGCGCTTTCAGCGTGTCCGCCTCCACCATGACGCTGGCGGACGGAATGGCGGCCGCCGCCTTCCACGTCACCCCCATCCAGCGCGACGTGGGCTGCGCCGCCCCCGGACAGGTCTGTCTGGTCTACAACGACCCCCGCACCGTCTGGGGTGGGGCGGTGTGGCGCTGGTCGGGCAATTCGGGCAGTCTGAACGATGACGAACGCACCGTCAGCCGCCTCAGTCAGCGGGTGGAGGCCACCCTGAAGGGCTGGGCGGTGGAGGACTGCACCGTCTTCGACGATGAGATGGAGATGGAGTGGTACCTCTTCCACAAGGAGAGCGCCCTCGTCCACAATTACGAGCGGGACGTGTGGTATCAGTACACCGACCTGCCCGTCTCCCACATGGTTCGCCACGGCGGCGAGCTCCTCTTCGGCACCCCGACCGGAGAGATCATGCGCTTCTCCCGGGAATTCCGCGCCGACAACGGCGCCCCCATCGAGGCCTACTGGGAGAGCGGCTCCATGGCCTTCAGCCGGGACAGAGAATTGAAAAATCTGTCCGACCTGTGGGTGAGCCTCAAGCCCGAGGAGCGGGGACAGGTGACCGTCACCCTGCGCACCGACAGACGGGGCGGCTACCCCGGACGGACGGTGACCTCCGCCGTGGCCTCCTCCTTCCGGCACGTGAACTTTGCTCATTTCTCCTTCGCAACCAGCCGTGCGCCCCAGGTGAAGCGGGTGCATATCCGATTGAAAAAATTTGCTTACGCGTCGCTGATCTTCTCCTCCGCCTCGGCGGAGAGTACGGTTACCCTGCTCGGGGCCGACCTGAGGTTCAGAACCGGGGGCACTGTGCGCAGACAGTAAAACGCCCACTTCTTTCGAAAAACGTAAAGAGCGCCGTGCAGCTGCACGGCGCTCTGTTTTTTGCAAAAAACTTTCCTTTCCCGGGCCGCACCATTCAGAGCCTCCCCTGTGTAAGGGGAGGCGCTCTCCCCGGCGGGGAAAATACAGTACGAAAGATGAGGAGGAGGAAACCGAGCCGAGCCCCGCCGCCGCGGTGGAAACGGAGAGAAAGAACGTTCACAGATGGAGAAAAGACATATTTGCAATCGAAAGATTGGCAGAGAATGTATGAAATTCCAAAGCAAAAAGAAATCATTTTCTCGGTGGATGAAGATGGCTCAGTAGAACTCACAGACGATATCGTAATAAAGATTGATAAGAATGATTATCGAGATTTTATTAAAGCGTACGCGAGTATAAACCTAATCTCCAAATATGCGGATGATATGGTTACACTTTTGGATGCGAAGCCAATAACGGTAAAAAGTACGGGAGATACGATTATCATTACGCAGACCGGAAGGGGATCGGTACTATTACCATACGCTAGACGAAATTGAAGTGAGCCCCGCCTACGGCAGCCATGACTAAAGCACAACATACCAAAAGAGACAGAGCTCAATCTTCTCATCTAGCATATAGGATTATTCTTTAGTTGTCAAGGAGTGCCGCAGGCGGAGAACGCCACGGTGGAGGAGATTGCCCAAAGCGCGCTGGGGGATATGCTGATTTCCACCATCCTGGGCGTGGGATTGGATGGGATGAAGGCCGCGGATGACGGCATTTCCGGCTGGGTGAACGGAAAAACCGCCGACCCCGGAACGGGGAAGGCGGCGGGAATAAAGGCGGACACTTCACTATTCGACAGGAGTATCCTAAAAAACTTTAACCAAGCAAGAAAAGTCTTTATAGACTTTGCAAAAAAACATTTCCCATCTTCGGTTATCAATGCAGAAACAGGAAAAGAGATTGGAATTTCGCGTGCGGGACTGGATAAGTTTCTAAGCGGGAACCTGCTGTATGAAAAATACGCAAGTGGATTTCACATTCCAGAGTTAATAGAAAAAGCGCACAAGGTTGGTCAATCGGGAAACTATCATGTAGAAACAGTCGAAAGTATTCCGACATTTGAATACTATGATAGCCCGATTCAAATTGATGGGAAACAGTATAATGCGCATATTAGAGTGAAGAACACTCTTGTTGGCGACAAGTATTATGGGCACACCGTTAGTGTAGTTGACGAAATAAAAATAGAGTACCCAACGCGGGACTCCTCTCCGGAAGCTCCGGCGGTACGACCCGAAAATACAGGGCACTCTATTTCATAAATTATTATATCCTAAGATGAGACCAAAGTCAAAAAATAATCGTCCCCTCTGCAACCGTGATCAAATAGCCGGATATGATTATTTGAAAGCTACGGCTTATATTGACGGTGTTCCATATGCTGTGAATATACGAGTGCGTATGGAGAGCAAAACGGAAAAAAGGGGAATAAGACAAAAGACACTATTAGGTTTGACTATTTTGAATCTCCGGTGGTGATCGGGGGCAAGGAGTATATTGTGACTTTTGACGTAGAAGTATTCCCGTCGGTTAATAATTACAGGACACACCGTGTGATAAACGAAATGGACCTCATACCAGCTAAGTCCACCGACACGGGTACTCACCCGCCGCAGAAGTAGCAAGAACAAGATCCATTTACAAAATGATTATACTTAAAGGCTGATCGAAAGTCAAGGAAAGTACAGCATAGGCCCAAAGCGCGCTGGGGGATATGCTGATTTCCACCATCCTGGGCGTGGGATTGGATGGGATGAAGGCCGCGGATGAAGCGGTTTCAATCAAAAAAATAGGCACCCCCTAACCGGCAGAGGGACGACGTGCGTCCAACATATCTCCGTAGAAAGTGCCTATTATAAAATTTATTATACCCATTATTGTTTCCTAAGTCAAGAAAGCCGCCACTGCGGCGCTGAGCGCCCTGCTGAAGCCGTATCTGCAGCGAGCCTTCTACAATCCGCAGGCGGAGAACGCCACGGTGGAGGAGATTGCCCAAAGGGCGCTGTGCGTAAGCACAGCGCCCCCTGCTTTATTTATTTTTTGAAAATTTTTTCAAAATTCCGGGCCGGTTTGGGGTAGTCGGTACGTACTGTACTACAGAGGGCAAAAACGGGGGCGGTGCCGCGCGGCGGGGGCGCGGGACAGGCCGACGGCGGGGTGCGGGGAATCCCCGGCCCTCCATGAAAAACAACAGAGGTGAAAGAAATGTCCATTGAAAATCTGAACGAAGATCTCAACGCGGTGGCGCAGACCGACGATCCCGCCCTCACCGCGCTGGTGCTCTCCCTGCTGGAGAGCGACCTGAACGTCATCCAGAAGCTGGACGACGAGCCCAATGACGTGGGCGGTCTGACCGCCGCCGAGCTCAAGGCCAAGTTTGACGAGGCGGGCAACGTCATCAAGAAGTACATCAACGAAACCCTCATTCCCTCGGTCAGCGACACGGTGGCGGAGGCCGAGGTGCGCGCCGCCGCCGAGGCGGAGCGTGTGGCGGGGGAGAAGACCCGCGTATCCAACGAGAGCACCCGGGTGAGCAGGGAAAAAGAGCGCCGCAGCGGGGAGACCACCCGCCTTTCCGGCGAGCAGGCCCGTGTTGCCGCCGAGAACGCCCGCGTGAGCGCCGAGCAGGACAGAAAGAGCGCCGAGAGCGCCCGCGCTGCCGCCGAAACCGCCCGTGAGGACAAGGAGACGGGCTACGTGGCTCAGGCGAAGTACTGGGCGGAGCAGGCCAAAGAGGTGGCCGCGGGTGACTTTGCCCCCTCCACCCACGCCGCCCAGCACGGAAAGAACGGCTCCGACCCCGTCACCCCCGCCGCCATCGGCGCGGTGCCCACCGGACGCAAGGTGAACGGGAAGGACCTGTCCGCCGACATCACCCTCGGGGTGGCCGACATTTCGGGCGCGGTGCCCGACACCCGCAAGGTGAACGGCAAGGCCCTGTCCGCCGATCTCAGCCTGACTGCCGCGGATGTGGGAGCCCTTGCCGAAAGTGTTCCGGTATGCGCCGACTGCGACGCGGAGATCAAGGCGGGCGGCACGAAAACAACCCTGAAAAGACAGACTGCCGACACACTGAATTCCCCCTACAAAGCCGGACTTACCTCCTATTCGCAGGGGCTGATTCTCACCTACGCCTTTTCCTCCGCCCACGGCATTCAGTATGCGTTTCCGGGCGGAAGCATCTTCATGCGCAGTTATTCCAGCTCCGCCGTAGGCGAATGGAAGAAGGCCGCCACCACCGACAAGGCGCTTCTCGCCGACGGGAGCAATCCCGGGACCGGGATGCTGAACTTCAAGAAAGTGGAAAACGGCTACGGCGTGGTGCAGAAGAACCATACCACCAAAGCGGATCAGGGCCTGCAGCTGATCGACTACGACGGGAGCGGCAGCCGGCTCGGCCTTTCTGTGTCCGCGAAAGATCAGAAGGCCTATGTTGTGACAGGGAGCACCCAGCGCGAAGTGCTCCACATCGGAAACCGTGATCTGGTGGTGCCCGTCTACACCGCCGCCGTCACCACGGCGTGGACGGCCAGCGGGAGCTGGTTCTATCAGGACATCACCGAGGGCGTGGCGGGGATTCTGGGGACGGACAACCCCATCGTCTCGGTGCAGACCGGCTCGGACAACGGGGCCAACGTGAACTATCAGAGGGCCTTTGCCAATGTGTTCCGGGTGGAAACCGCGAACAACAGCATTCGGCTCTGGGCGGCGGCCAGGCCCGCCTGCGCCTTCCAAATCCGGATTCAGGTGGTGAAGTGAGATGGGCGAAGCATTGATCCTGAACGGCTGCGGCGGCAGCGGCATGACAGTTCAGCACATCACCGCCGAAAACGCCGTTTCCGAAGTCTTTGTGACGGAGCATCCCAAGCGGTCGAAGTGCGCGGTGGTTGGCTGCATCAGAGTCAACACCTATTCCATCAACACTTACAGCGGCACCATTCCCGACGGGCGGGTGGACACCTCCCGGTACGACCATTACTACCTCAGCGGCGACCGGTACTGCCACTGCGAGGAGACCCACAACAGTCCTCTGAGCGGGAGCAGCACCTACAGCGAGGAGTACTCCATGGAGGAGGGCGTGCTGTTCACCAGAAACGAAAACAGCGTGACCATCAATCTGAGCCTGGCATATGAAAAATACAATGACTACCTTGATTCGTGCACCAACCGGATCGACATTTATGTCATTGACTACGATTAAGGAGGAGATCCCATGTATATTCTTTACGCCGAAAAGCGGTATCCGTGCCGCTGCAGTCCGGCCTGTACCATGGTGTATGCCGGTCTGCCCGATGATTTTCCCGCCCCCGCGGAGGGGGAAATCACCCTCTGCGCGGACGACGGATTTGTGATGAGAACGGACAACCCTGCCGACTATCTGCGGCAGACCTTTGCGGGGGGCGTTCTGACGCTGACCAACGAGCCTGAGCCCGCCCCCGCCGTCCCCGTGCCCGGGAGAAAGACCCTCTGGGACGAGCTGGACGAAGCCTATCGGGAAGGAGTTGACAGCGTATGACCGCGAAAGAGAGGGTGCTTGCCCGGGAGCGGGAGCGGGGCAGAGCGGCCGCGCAGGAGGTACAGACCAACGCACCCGGCATGACCGGCACCGAGCTTTACGCCGTGAACGACCGGATTCCCGCCTTCGCCGCCGTCTGCGGGAAGGGAAACCTGCTGGACAGACCGGCCGGTTTTGTGTGCAGGTCCCCGGCGGGCCGTGTGGTGAAGCTGCTGCAGCCCTATGACTCCGCCGTCTACACCGCCCCGCCCGAGGAGCTCCCCGCCCTGTGGGGCTTTGTCTGGAGCACCGACCCCGACAGGGCCCTGCCCTTCATCGCCCTGGCCACCAGTCCCTACAACACCGGCGACTGCTGCGTGGAGGAGGGGCGGGTCTACCGCTCCCTGACCGAGGGCAACGTGTACCCGCCGAGCGCCTGGCCCGGGGGCTGGGAGGCGGTGGTCTGATGGAGCAGCAGATGAACTTCGAGCATCGGCTCACCAGTGTGGAGGACAGAGCCGCCTCCAACACCAAGCGGCTGAACAAGCTGGAGGAATCCACCGAGGCCATCAACAAAATGGCCATCTCCATTGAAAAGATGGTCATGAAACAGGAGACCATGAACGGCAGCATCAGCAAACTCACCACCGACGTGGAGGCGCTCAAGGCGGAGCCCGCCAAGCGCTGGAAATTCGTGGTGGAGAAGACGGTTTACTTTGTCATCGCCGCCGTGACGGGCTTCTTCCTCGCAAAATTCGGACTTTGAAAGGAGAAACAGACACATGAAAAACTGGAAAGCATGGATGAAGGCCGCGGGAATCCGCGCCGTGAAAACAATCGCCCAGACCGCTGTCGCCACCGTCGGCACCACCGCCGTCATGGAGGAGGTCAACTGGATTCTGGTGGGCAGCTCCGCCCTGCTGGCAGGGATTCTCTCCCTGCTCACCTCGGTGGCCGGTCTGCCCGAGCTGAAGGAGGAGTGCGCATGAACGGAGCACCCTGCAGGGCATACAGCCGCAGCAGAGACGGGGAGAAGAAGGTTTCCCTCAACTTCCGGGTACATGAGTTCGCCTGCCGGGACGGGAGCGACGCGGTGTTCCTCTCGGACAAGCTGGTGAATATTCTGCAGGCCATCCGCAGCCATTTCGGACAGCCCCTCACCGTCACCAGCGGCTACCGCACCCCCGCCCACAACAAAAACGTGGGCGGGGTGGAGGGCTCCCTCCATCTGTTCGGCATGGCGGCCGACATTCAGGTGGCGGGCGTGTCCCCCGAGGACGTGGCGGACTACGCCGAGACCCTGCTCCCTGGCACCGGAGGCATCGGCCGGTACAGAGATTTTACCCACGTGGACGTCAGAACGGAGAAGACCCGCTTTGCGGGCTGAAAGGAGAAACTATGAACAACATCAACACCCTCCTGACACAGGAGGCAAAGAAAAAGAAACCGCAGACCGGAACTCAGCCTGCCGGAACCCAGCCTGCTGCCGGAGGGCTGGTGAAGGATTACTCCGACCTCATCCGCAGCGAGCACGCGGCGGCGGAGAAGGCCTCCCTCGCGGGACTGGAGGAGGGCTACAAAAACAGCCTTGCCCAGCTGGAAAAGGCAAAGACCGCCCTGCCCGGTACGTACAACGCCGCCCGCAATCAGGCAGCGGGGGAGGCCGCCAAGGCCCGCCGCAGCTTCGACACGGCGGCTGCCGCCTCCGGCCTTGGCGCCGGAACGGGGGCGCAGGCGCGGCTGGCCCAGAGCGTCAGCCTGCAGAATCAGTTGGGGGAGCTGAACCGGGCCCAGTCCGCCGCCCTCGCCGATCTGGAGCTGGAGCGGGTCAAAACGGACAATCGGTACAACGCCGCCGTGGAGGAGAAAAAGGCGGAGAATGAGCGCTCCCTCTCCGACAAGCTGTATGCCGAGAACGTCCGCGTGGACGAGGCTGCCGCCAAACGCCGGCAGGATGAGCGGGACTTCGCCTTCCGTCAGGAGCAGTATGCCGACGAGAAGGCTCAGCAGGACTGGGAGAATGCCTTCAGCCGGGAGCAGTACGACGATCGGAAGACCCAGCAGGACTGGGAGAACGCCTTCAGCCGGGAGCAGTATGACGATCGGAAGACCCAGCAGGACTGGGAGAACGCCTTCAACCGGGAGCAGTACGACGATAAGAAGGCTCAGCAGAAATGGGAGAATGAATTCAGCCAGAAACAGTTTGCGGCAGATGAGGAACAGCGCGGCTGGGAGAATGCCTTTGCTCAGAATGAGTACGAGGACAGGAAGAAACAGCAGGACTGGGAGAACAACTTCAACTGGCAGAAGTATGAGAACGAGAAGGACCAGCAGGACTGGCAGAACGCCTTCGCCCAGAATGAGTATCAGGACAAGAAGGACCAGCAGGACTGGGAAAACGCCTTCGAGCGGGAGCTGTTCGAGGAGGAGAAGACGCAGAATCAGGTGAAGAACGATCTGGCCGAGCGTGACATGGCGCTGGACGAGCGCAAGTATGAGGACACCCTGCCCCCGGAGGACGGCAATACCTCCCGGGCGAAGAACATCATCGCGGGCATTCTCCACAACAACGAAGCCGCCTACGCGGACAAGGTCATTGATGCCTACGGCAAAAACATCGGCCTCACCGACGCGGAGCGGAAGTATCTGACGGATTACTTCAAGAGCTACAGCCGCTGAGGGGAGGCGGAGACCATAGCGAAGTATTACAACGGAACCTTAAGCGAAGACCAGATCAAGAAACTGCAGGGCTTCTACGGCGTGGACGTGGACGGCAAGTGGGGCCCGCAGTCCACTGATGCCGCGTTCGGAATGTCAGCGGATGAAGCGTGGGAGATTTACGAGTTGGAAACCACCCCCGAGCCGGAGCCGGTTACATGGGAGCCAAAGACGCCCAAGGTGGAGACAACCCCGCTTTGGGAGGAATCTAAGCCGAAGAAGGAGACAACCACCTCTGCACAGGGGGGCCTCTCT